CTAGTCCTTTTATTATTGATTGCGCTCAAAAATTTGTTGAAGAGCTGCTGCCGACAGCTCTTCCTCAATTTCGATGGACAGAAAATTTGTTTGAAACTTGGCTTGACAAGTTTGGTACCGAGAAAAGAGCTCGCATGCTACTAGCTCTTGACGGTATTGAAGAAGTTTCAAAAGAAAAATATGGTGAAAAGGAATTGTTTGACAAAGTAGAGAGTCTTCTTGTTGAGCATAAACCTAACTGGGCTCCGAGGGTTATTTTCAAGTCTTCTGATTTGAATAATGCCCTTGCTGGGCCTATTTTCAATGAGCTCATGGCGCGTCTTTCAGGTGTTTGCGATGCCATGGGTGGAAAGTATAGGTTTAGGCTTGCTTACAAGAAGATCCCTACTGATTACACAGATTTCATTTCACAGGGATCCGGGGAGTATGTTGAGTGTGATTTCAGTTCTAACGACAAGTTGCAGTGTTCTGACGTCATTATTTTGGAAATGGCTCTCATGAGACGTTTGGGTTGTCCAGAATGGTTTGTTAGGTTGCATGCCACAACCAACAAATTCGTTGTCAAGAGTAGGGAGCATGGACTCAAGGCCACCCTTGAGAATATGTTACCTACGGGCTGCCCAGACACCACTTTCAGAAATTGCTTTTGGAACATGTGCATTTTGTATTCTTTTCTTGTTAGGGTTGAAGCGAAGCGTTGTAGAGCTATTATATTGGGTGACGATATGTTAGCTAAGATTGATGGTTTGAAAAGGCATGCAGCAAAGACTTACAGCAATATAGCATCTGAAGCTCGTATGGAAGCTAAGGTGTTTCGCCGTAAGTATTTGTTGCATTGCACGTTTGTTAGCAGGTTTTTTGTTCCTGCATACTCTAAGCATCTCACGATCCCCATTATTGGGAAGAGTATGGCCAGGTTTAACATGCGAGCAAACTACAACCTCAGTCTCACTGACGACCAGTATATGGCCGGGAAGGCAATAGGTGGTGCGTACGAATTTCGCCACCTAGAACCACTCCGCAACGCTTTCATCTTGCGCTTTGATCACCACTGGCAGAAGGTTTTGGCCCAACGCCAGAAGGACAAGCACTTACCGGTTGAATTATCATGGAATGCCAAAAGTGCAGGTGTCACTTTAAAGAACATTAAGGAGAAGATCTTTAATGTTGACTTGATACCTGACCTTGATTTCCATGGTTTTTGTTATGACAGATATGGGCTTGGTTCTGATGAGGTGATTTCTTTCTGCGAAGATATCATACTTTGCACTGACAAGGTTGACTTGTCAGGCACTGTTGTCGGCGTGATGGCAAGGGATTTTCTCCAGTAGTATCATATTAGGGCAATCCGTCCAACGATGGTAAACCTGCAGTAATTTCTTGGCACACG